TTTCATCGACAGCCCGTCGCCCGGCTTTGAACATCACAAGATCTTTGGTCTTGATAATCCATGGGTTTCATCTGTGAAGATGCGTAAAAGCGTAAGGCACATGAGCGCAGAAAGCCAGGCGTCGCGTTTGTTTGGAGACTTTACAAATCAACAAGGATTAGTCTATCCCGAGATGAAGCCGGATACGCATTGGGTTGAGCCTTTCGAGATTCCAAAAGACGGCATGCTTTTGATGGGCGTTGATTTCGGAGTGGTGCATCCCTTCGCCGCGATCGTTTGCTATTTTGAGCCGCGCAGTGACACGCTTTTTGTAATTTCAGAATATTACAAGACCGAATATAGCACCATTCAAAACGTCAATATGATCAAATCAAGATTCAAGGATTACATGCCGTTTGATTACATCATATGTGACCCGGAATCAAAAGACGCTCGGATCATTATGTCTCGGATGGGGCTGCCTAATTTACCGGCGCCGAAACATATAGGGCTAGTCGAGACTATCAATCAATTGAAAGAGCGCCTTTGTATTGATGCGGACGGCCAACCCCACATCAAATTTTTTAAAGGCAAATTACCAAACCTTATGAAAGAATTCCGCTTGTACCGGTGGCAAGAGAGCGCAGCAAGGCAAGCGCCGATCAAGAGATCAGACCATGGGCTCGATGCGCTCCGATACATATCATGCTGGTTATGGCGCTTCTTGAAGCATCAATGATGAAATTGTGATAATTAATGACATGGGGGAATTATGGACGCGGAATTAATTGGCGGTTTGATGGATTTGGGCCTTGCGGGCTTTTTTATCGTCTACCTGGTAACGAACAACAAAGCAGCCCAAAAGCGTCTTGATGAATCCCAGAAAAGCGCCGAAGCAAGAATTGACGCCTTGCGATCTGAAACTGAATCAATCAGGGAAAGAACCCGCGATCGATATCAGGCTGTGATTGAAAAGTACGACGGCCAGATCGACAAATACAGCGAAGAGCGCGGCGAGCTTCGCGCCAAAATCGACAAGGATCTTGCAGAGATCAAAGAAGCAACGCAGAAAAACGGCATTTCGATCGCTCGACTTCAAGAGCAAATCTCTATGCTTTTGAGCAATCGCCATGGCAGAAAGTCAAGCGTTTGACGAGGTTGAAATCCTCGATCATGTTTTAAGCGTTACCGTTGAGGAGGGCCGCTATCGCTTCCGCCTTTTCTGGCAAGCGGATCTTTTACTTGATCAAGAATTCAACGACGTCGATGACGGAATAACGGAATTGCAAAATGCCTTTTTTGGTTTGGAATTTGATTTCTACGGTCACAAAGATCGAGAGCATGCAAGAGAGGAATTTTTTCGCTGCATCCGGACTCGATGGCGATGGCTGCACAAATGATCGCAATTGTGATAAGGTAAAAAATAAAGAGGTTTTCTCATGGCTTGGTATGATCCGCTATCTCTCATCTTTCGATCGTTTTTAAAAACAGAGGCGAAGCCTAAACAATTGGATCATGGCGCCAATTGGAATTCCCCACATGGCGAACGGGCACCATATGACCCATCAAAGGCGCTCTCGAGTTATGGCCTTCACTCTTGGACCCATGCCGCTGTTAGTCGTCAGGCGCAAGACCTTGCGGCGCTTCCGATCAAGCTTATGACCGGCAAAGGCGCAGACGCACAGCAGATCGACGATCACCCATTTTTGGAGCTTATGGAATTTCCAAGCACCACGATGGATTATTATCTTTTTGCTGAGCAAGTCTTGATCGATCTCAGGCTCACCGGCAACGCCTACATGCTTTTGTTAGGCGCGTCCGCTATTCCGTCGTCAATCGTGCGGCTTCACCCTGGACTTGTGGAGATTACAAGCGATGAAAGCGGAATCACCGGATACGCATATGACACCGGCGCCGGGCAGAAAGTCGTCTATCCGGTTGATCGCGTTATCCACATGCGGAATGCAAGTTACAAAAGCGGGCCGCAGTCGCAATACGGGACCGGCGTTGTGGAGGTTTTGGCGCAAGATATTGACGCAGATTTGAACGCGCAGCGCTTGGCATCTCAGGCATCAAAGCGCGGGCATCCTTCGATTCTAATTAGCCCGACAGATCCGGCGGATATTTGGGACGCAAACCGACGAAAAGCGGTTTTAGATCAATATCAAGGATTGGCCAAAGCCGGGGGAGCTATGGCGATGAGCGGTCAGGCTTCGATCACTAGTTTGAAGCTCTCACCCAAGGATATGGAATTCAAGACCAGCAGAGAAATGGCCCGTCAATCAGTTGGGGCCGTCGTTGGAACGCCAAGCACCATCTTGACGCTTGAATCGGCTAACTACGCGACAGCGCGACAGGCCGCGATTAGCTATTATCAAAACTTGCAAAAGATTGGCCGACGTCTTGAGCTTGCACTAACAAAGATCGCCCGTCTTTTTGATCGATCGCTTTATGTAAAGCTCGATTATTCCGGCGTTGAATCATTGCAGTCTTTGAGGACTGAACAGCTTAACCGAATAAATTTGCATATCCTCAATGGTGCAGATCCTGCCAGCGCTTATGCCTACGAAGGCTTGGCAGACTTTCCCATCTCGCCTGATGCAGAACCGGCGCCGATAGATGAAGAACTGATCGAAGAGATGCCCGCCGACTTTGACGAAGACGACGAAACAGAAGAGATCGACGAAACGATCGAGAATTTCTTTATGCTATACCCGACAGGCGAAGATCTAAAAAAAAAAGTCAAAGGGCCGTCCCGCAAAAATACAGCGAAATAGATTTCTCGGTTCCAAAAGGCGTCAAAGCTGAATTACAAAAAGGCCTTGAATGGCATGAAGACGGAAAAAGCGGCGACGGCTTGAAGTCCGAAACCGTATCATGGGCGCGCCGTATGGCGAACGGTGCCGATATATCGCCAGAAAAAGCGATTAAAATGCGGGCTTGGCTTGCACGTCATGAAAGCGACAAGAAAGGCGAGGGCTACAAGCCAGGCGAACCAGGGTTTCCGAGCGCGGGTCGCGTTGCATGGGCCTTATGGGGTGGCGATCCTGCGGTGTCTTGGTCAAGCAAGATCGTAGGGCAAATGGAGAAAGCCGACGAAGAATCAAAAAGCAAGTCAATGATCAAATCTGACATTGAAGGCAAAGAAATAATCGATCGAGTCTGGAAAGACTTCATCAAAAAGCAACATACGCCAACCGAGCGCAAGGTCCAAAAAGCGTCAAACAAATATCTAAAGGCCGCCGCCCGTCGTTATGTCGAGCGATTCAATCAACAAGTTAAACAGCGCAATTACGACCCAAAGACCAAGGCTTTAATTGTCGATTGGGCGTCATTCATTGCATATGCTTTTGAGAAAGGCCAAATCATTAAAGTGATTGGATCTGTTTGGCGTGATGAGTTTATCAAAGGCGGCATCACAGAATTAAAACGCATCTTTCGAATAGCGCAAAAAAACCCGCTTGAATCGTTTGGCTCATGGGCCGAATATGGCGAGATGTTGGAAGCATATACAACCCAATACATTGAAGACATGGCCGACGAAATAGCTAAGACAACCGCCAAAGATATGCAACAAATGGTTAGCGATTCAATGAACGAGGGAATGTCAACCAAAGAAATCGCGCTAAAGATTCAAGCAAACAAGAATTTCAACTATGCAAGGGCGCGCCTAATTGCAAGAACCGAAACGACACGCCTATATGGCCGCGCCGGGCTTCAATCAATCAAGGATTCAAACAAATACGGGATCGAGGTTCGAAAGGGCTGGATCGGAAACCTTGACGGATTTACAAGAGAAAGCCACGAGCATCTAATTACGACTTACGGAAAGAAAGAAAACGCAATCATGCCAGATGAATATTTCTACACTGAAGACGGCAAGAAAAGAACATTGACGCCAGGTGATTTTGGGGTGGCCGCGGAAGATATTAATTGCCGCTGTACTGTGAAACCGGTGGTCATAAAAAAATAAGGTCATACCTATAATTCCTTAAATAAATGTAATTCCTTAAAATTGTGATATAAAAATGCAGGGGCATTTGGCATGATAAAAAAACTTATTGGGCATCGAGTGGTTAAGAAAAATGGCGATGTTGCCAAAGACGGCGAGAACGTGCGAATCTCATATGTCGCGTCGACTGATGCGATAGACCGTTATGGCGATGTTGTTTCTCAAAATTGGGAATTGGTCGCATACAAAAATAATCCCGTTATTTTGTGGAATCATGATCAAATGGCCCCACCTATTGGAAGGGCTACATCTGTAGATGTGCAAGACGGCCAACTTATGATCGACGTAGAATTTGACATGGCCGATCCACATGCGGCGATGATTGCGCGAAAAGCTCAAGCTGGATTTATCAACGCCGTCAGCGTTGGATTCCAACCGATTGAAATGACGCAACGATCAGAGCTTCCGAAAGATCATAAGGCTTACGGGTCTGAAGGCGTCTTTTATCAGCGATCCGAGTTGTTAGAGCTATCAGTGGTCACCGTTCCCGCAAACGGCCAAGCAACCGCCGCCATCGCTGCCAAATCGCTATCATTCACAGATCTCGAAGGCATATTCGAAAAGCGATCAAGATTGGATTCAATCAATCGACACATAATGCAGGTCAAAGAGACGGAAGATTCCTGGCTTGTTGAATTTGCCAAGGCCGCCGCACATTCCGAACCCGCCGAAGATGAAGAGGTCGACGTTGGATGGGGAAGCGGCGGCGATGCCTCTCAGGAAATGGGCTTTGATTGGCTTGAGGAATACGCCGGCGCCGATGACGAAGACAGCGAGGAAGAAAAAGAGAAAGAGGAAAAGGCCGTATCAAGCGCCGACCTTCCAGCCGCGCCAAAAGAAGAAAAGCATAACCCCGAAGATCAAGACATGAGCGATATCATAGGCGCAATTCTTGGCGATGATGACTACGACAAGCTCGCCAATGCTTTCGCATTTGTTGAAAAGGGCGATCCGTCTGATATGGACGCTTACAAAATGATGATTGCACGAATGAGAAATGAAGAGCTACCAGAGGACGCCGCACCGGATGAGGGTGAATTGGTCGTTTATTGGGACTTAATAGAGCGATCCATGCGTCAATTGCTTGATGGTGAGGTCGACATACCAGACGAAGACAAAGAGGCCGTTTATGGGCTTCTATCGAGCTATTATGAAAAATTCGAAGAAACGCCGCCGGAATTCGGTGATTCTGATGGTGATGATTCCGCTAATGATCGCGGCGCATCTGATGAAGACGACGAAGACAGCGAAGACGAACAAGAGAAACAGTTTTTAACCGCCCTTATTCGGGCTTTTACCTAACGGAGCAACCATGTCACAAGACAAATCAATGGTTAAAGAAGCCCGCGAAATAATCAAGGGCATCAAACAATTTCAAAATACGGCAGAAGACAAATTT